ATGGCCTTCAATTTGAAGAAAGCCGTGCGGTTGATGGGCACTTGAGGGGCTGGTGCGTCCAAAATTTGGAAGGAATGATGAAAATGAGGGAAAAATGATGAAAGCGATGACAGATTAGACCAAAATCAGAGGCCAAGAGGGCCATTTCCTCGGCGAAGAGTCGTTCGGGTGGTGTTGTGCAGAGGTCTCCTATCATCTTTCACGCCAGCACCTCTGCCGCCCGTGCTTCGGTCAGCACGCCGGTGGCCACGGCCACGCCGATGCCGGCCACGGTGCGCGGGTCGTCCAGGTCGATTTCCTGGGCGGTCAGGGTCAGGTCCACGAAGTAGCCCACCCCGGCGTGGTTGCTGGTTTTGGCCTGCTGCCATTCGTCTGCCGTGAGGCGGCTCAGGAACTGTACCCGCGTGAGGATGCGGGGATTGGGTTCCGGCGTTTCCGGGGCGCTGGGTTCGGGCGCTTCGGGCACCGCCTCCAGCGCCCAGGCCCGGTCCATCCAACGCGGGCGCGTGCCCGCCTCTGCCGCCGGGGGCGGCGTGGCGATGCAGCCGGCAGGGATGAGCCACACGCCCGGCTCGCGCGGGGATTCCTCCGCTGTCACCGACCCGAGGTAATAGCCGTCCTGGTCCAGTTGGTACACGATCATGCAAGGCTCCTTGGGAGGCGGGGGAGCGTTGGGGGAACTGAGTTCCCCCAAACCCCCTCCGACAGTTGGTTCTGGGCACCATTCGCGCCCGGCGTTTCAACCCCTCTCCGGGGGGCCAGTCATGAAAAGTCGGGACAGTGTTCCCCCGATGGCCGTTTTCTTTCCTCCTAATATTTCACACAAAACAGCAGCGCGACGTTGCGGGGGCGGGTTTCTGAGGTGGTGGTGGCCCGGGTGGCGTAGGCCACGGCAGACCCTGGGCCGGCGGGGACGTTCGCGGTCACGCCGGTTGTCGCCCCCAGGGTGTAGTCCAGGATGTGGCTGTGGGGGCCGACCATGCCCGCCTGCGCCGTCCCCAGCACCCGCCCGGCGTCCGCCCCGCGGCTGTCATCCCAGCCCCGGAGGAACTCCCCGCGCAGGTCCGGCAGGTGGAAGGTGGTCTCGCCATCCCCGGCGCCAAAGGTGGCGCCTATGACCGCGAACAGGGCCGCATACGCCGTGCGGCTGATGGCCGCGCCGTTGCACCTGAGCCAGCCTTCCGGCGCGGCGGCCATGGCAAAGGGCAGCACCGCCCCGACCGGCATGGCCTGGACCACGGCGGCTTCCAGGGCCGTGACCGTCCCGGCCAGGGCCGCGTGGGCCTGCTGCAGGTCGTCATCGGCCTGCCCGCGAGCGGCGGCTTCGGTGGCCAGCTCCCAGGCCATGGAGGCCTGGACCGCCTCCCTGGCCTGGGCTTCCAGGTCCATCCGCGCGCCCAGGACGGAATCCCCCTCCAGCCGAGCAACGGCTTCGGCGGCGCGTTCCGCATGCCCCTGCTTGAGCAGGCCGTCTAGGATGTCCGTGTTTTCGTTGAGTTTGGGCAGGTCCTCATCCAGATACGTCCCCACCTTGTGCAGCCCTGCGAAGGCCGTTCTTTGTGCCATGATGCACCTCCCAGTGTGCGGTCTTAGATGGTCAACACGCGGACGTTGGTCACCATGGGCCGGGCCACAGGGGTGCCGGTGAGCTCCAGCTTCACCCGGATGAGCAGGGCGCCCGTGGTGCCTTCGTAGGTCAGCTCCTGCCAGCCTTCGTCCAGGGGACTGGACTGGAGGAAGGGGACCGGGGTCCAGTGTTCGCCGTCGCCCAGGCTGGCCAGCACGGCCGCGCCGGCGGGCAGGAAGGCGTCCAGGATCACCCGCACCCTGCTGTCCTGCCCGGCGGGCACGGCGCGGGTGATGTAGTCCGCCGTCTGCGCCGTCACCCCGGCCACCAGCTGCGCGCCAGGATGCAGCACCGGGGAGGCCTGGGCGCTGCCACTGAGCCTGGCCGCCACGGCCAGGGCCCCGGTGAGGGGCTGGGCAAAGCGCGCTGGCTGCTGGTCCGTGAGGGTCACCACGGCTGCGTCGGGCAGGGTCACGGCATATTCCACCCGGCAGGCTGCGGCCGGCTGTTCCGCCACGCCCATGAGCATCAGGTCCGTGGCCCCGTCCACCTCCACCTGGCCCAGGGGCACAAGGCGTGACGCTTCGGAAAACACCGCCTTGAGCAGGCGGAAGGTCAGGTCCTTGTCCTGATGCGCCGTCCAGGTGCTGGCGTTGCTGGAGCTCAGCAGCACCCCCACCTGATACGGCTGGGAGGTCACCCAGGTGCTGTACCAGGGGTCGGACTTACCCAACTCCGCGATGGCCAGGGCGGTCACGCCGTCGTCGCACATGACCACCAGGGCGTATTCCATGCCCGGCTGCAGCATTACCGGCGCGGGGAATTCCACGCGGGTGGCATTGTTGCCCAGCACCAGGTCCGCGGGGTCAAGAATCTGCTCCGCCAGGACGGTCTGGTTGGGCATGCCCACGGTGGTTTCCCGAATCTGCACCACCACCCTGGACGTGCCGGCGGCCGTGAACCACACATCCACGGCGGCCAGCTGGCAGGCGGCGTCCAGTACAAAGGTCTGGGCCAAGGGATCGTGCCAGGTCAGCACGGTGGTGGTCACGTTGCGCAGGGTCTGCAGGGTCAGCTGGCCTTGCCCGGAAAAGATGGCCGAACCACGGGACCCACCGCGGCCGGCAAACAGCACCTGCTTGGAGCCGGCCGGCACATTGGCCGGAATGGTGAACGTGCCGGCCAGCGCGCCGGCGGCATCGGCCTGGGCCGTGGCCACGGGGAGGCCGTCAAAGGTCACGTCCACGGTCTCGCCCGCGGCAAAGCCAGCACCCTGAAAGCCCACCGCCAGCTGCCGCAGGTACTGCAGCCGGGTGGACTCGGCAGCCACCACCTGGGCCTGGGTGCTGCTGGTCTGGTCCACCAGCGTCAGGTTCGGGTTGCCCGGCACAAAGTGTCCGGTGTTGAACAGCTCGGTGACCGGGCTGGCCCACTGGGTCTGCACATCGGTCCAGCGGTCAATGGCCGGGCTCAGCTGCACCAGGGCCGGCAAGGGCTCAAAGGCGCTGTACGGATTGACCAGCATGGCGCCGGTGCGCAGCAGCTGTTCCAGCACCGGAACATACGTCGCCTGCAGGGCCAGCGGCCGGGCCACGTCCTGGGCCATCCTGGCCACCACGTCCACGCCCACGGGCAGGGTGATCACGCCGTTCACGATGGCTGCGGTCTGGGCCAGGCCCTGGTCGCGCATGTCGTCCCCCAGGCAGGGGTCCACCCACAGGCCGCGTTTGGCCCCGGCTTCGCGGGTGATGATGTCCGCCGTCAGGCGCTGGGCCGCCACTTCGGCCAGGATGCCGTCCATGCGGGTGTTCAGGGCCGCGATGTCATCCATGGGCACGGTCTTGACGCCGTCGTTGCGCACAGTGCGGGCGCTGTCCCAGGTCTGGTGCACCGTGGCCAGGGCCAGCATGTCATCGGGCACGCGCGGCGGCTGGGGATTCCACTCCGAGGCCACGCCGTCTATCCAGAGGAACTCGCCATCGCGCGTCAGGCACAGCCGGTCATACCGCGGCAGCATCTGGGTGTAGGTGACCAGGATCTGCGTGTTGGCCACGGCCCCTTCCACGGTGCAGCCCTGCAGGTCCGCGTCCTGGGCCACGGCCTGGGCAATGTGCCGGTAGGTGACCGTGTACGCGCTGTGCGGCGCGGGCTCCAGGCCGGCGGGGCTCCAGTCCACCTTGCCGGCGGTCAGCCTGTAGTCTGCGCCGGGGGTGTAGGTGATGCCGCCTTGCTTCACCTCCAGGATCTCCACCACCGAGGTGTGCGGCAGGGGGTCTGCCGCGCCGGTGTAGCCGCCGTGGGTGATGGTCTCGGTGCTTTCTTTGGTGATGCGAATCTGCTGGATGGCACCCACGGGATACCGGTCCAGCACAAGGCGTTGCGCCTGCGGCCCGGCGGACAGGTGCGGCTCCGAGTCCACGGCCAGCAGGTCCGGCGTGGCGGCTTTGGTCAGACGACGCGACACCGTCAGCTCCACGGGATAGCCGTACACCCGCGCCCGCCCTTCGGACACGGTGTAGACCTGTTGCCCGGCTTCGGAAGAGCCGGCCGCCATCAGGGTCCGCAGACCGGAGACGATGTAGGTCCCGCCGGCGGAATCACGGTCATACCGGGCCAGGGCCTGGGTGACGCTGTCCAGGTTGGGCGGCGGCTCCTTGGCCCGCAGCGCGCCATTGTCCACGGTGTAAATGGGATAAAAATCCCCGGTCTGCCCGTCGGTGGAATAGCCCCAGGCGGTTTCCTCCTGCAGGCGGGCCGCGCCGCCCTCGCCTTCCCCGCGCGTGCCCACGGCCGGGTTGTACAGGCCGGGGTCCTCAAACTCGGTAACCACCCGCCGCCGCAGGTACACGCCAATGGCCACCGTGCCTGTGGTAGGGATGAAGAAGGTGGCCGCAGGCACGCCGCGCACCGCGCCTTCCAGGTACAGGGCCCCGGATTCGCAGACCACTTCGCCCGTGGCTTCGTTGATGGACACCCGGCAGTCGCGGACAATGTCGCCATTGGAGAGGATGGCGTCCCCAATGCCCTTGACCCGGTCCAGGAGGCTGCGCTGCACCTCGTTAAGTTCGGCGCTCTGCAGGGTGCGATCGGCCCGGAACAGCACGCGGCTGTAGTGGTCCGCCGGGTCAAAGCGGTCATAATACTGCTCAAGCTGGATATCGGACATACACACTCCTTCACGCTCCTTAGATGGCCAGCACAAAATCAAAGGTTTGCCGGACGGCGGGAGACCGGACAATCACGGGGTCCATGCGCTGGATGGCCAGCAGCCGGCCGGCGTCGTCCAGCTGGTCCGGGGTGAAGTACCGCTGCCCTGGCGGCAGGTCCGCCCTGGTGGCGGTGTTCAGGAACACGCCCACCTCGCGCACCACCTGGTCGCTGGCGTCGGCAAAGTCGAAGTTGGCCCGCAGGTACAAAAAAGGCGTGGGCTCCAGCACGGCGCGGTACCGGGCCTCCACCACGGCCCCGTCGGGCTGCCGGCCCACGGGCACGGTGATCTCGCCTTCAGGATCCGGCGTCACGTAGCCGATGGCCGTCACGGCCCGGCGGCCCAGTTCGTTGTTCAGGGCCACGGCCTCCACCAGGGACTGCGCCAGGTGCTGGGCCGTGGGATCGTCATCCCAGGCCGCATTGCCGCTGCCCCAGGCAAAATGCAGGGGCATGGCGGCCAGGGCCTGGGCCATGCCGGCGCGGCCACTGTGGGTCAGGGTTGCAAGACTCATTCGCTACTCCTCTGCGGTTGTGCTGTGCGTGAAGACGCCTGCGGCGCGCATGGTCCGCCAGGGCCGATGGTCCCAGGGCCCGGCCCACTCGGTGCCGTCGGGCAGGGAGCAGGGCCGGCGCAGGGCCAGCAGGCCCAGGGTGTCTGTGCGCGAATCCGTCACGCCAATGCCTGCATGGGTTTCCGCCCGCTGCGCCAGCCCGCCGCGGATGTGTCGCAGGCCCAGGCCCGAGGGCGCTCGTGTGGCCTGGGCCACGCCGCCAGCACTGTGGTGGAAGCGCGCATCAATGAGGATCTGGCGCAGCCCCAGGGCCTGCTGGCCGCAGTCCAAGCGGCTGCCGTCCAGGCGGGGCGGATGATCAATGACCACGGCCCGCTGGCGGTCCAGGCGCTCCAGGGAGGCGTCCAGCCGGCCACAATCCAGGACCAGCTGCGACCTGGACACGCTGCGGTGGGTGTCGATGCGGCGGCGGGGCATGGGCCGGAAGGCAGGCGGGCCGTCACAGTCGTTCCATTGGCGATGGTCCCAGGGCCCGGTCCAGCGGTGTTTGTGGCCGCTGATGCCCCTGCTCGCCAGGGACACCAGCCACCCGCCCACCATGCCGTGGCTTTTGACGGTGGGGGTGTCCAGCCGCCACTGGTCCAGGATGGGCTTGTCCACATAAAACGCGCGGACCGCGCGCCCCTGGCCGCTCCACAGGTGCGCCACCCAGGCCGGCTGCGCCTGCAGGGCGCGGGTGTTGCCAAAGCTCTGCTTGACGCCGGTCACGGGGTCCCAGACGCCGGAATCATCATCCAGAAAGCCCAGGTCCAGGGGCGGCCCCACATCCAGGACAATGGGCCGCCGGTCGTACCCGCCGTACACGCGGCGAAGGCGGCAGCGCTGGGGCGCGGTTTCCGTGGCCACCTCCACCACCGTGGGCAGCAGCTCCCCCGGCGCCTTGGCCAGCTCCAGTTCATAGATGGCCCATTTTTCGCCCCGGCCGCTTTCATCCACCGTGGCCTGCACGTCAAAGAGGGCCAGGGCCAGACGCACCCCGGCCGGCGTGCCCTTCAGGCGGTGCCAGGCTGTGGCTTGCCGGACCAGATTTTCCCGGACGGGCCGCGGCCAGGCCGGGTTCCAGAAATCCACGTGCATCTGCCAGGCCAGCAGTTCCAACTCGCCATCTGAGAGCGGCGGCAGACCTGACGAACCTGATTCCAGGGCGCACCAGTCCACAATGCGCCGCAGGGCCGGCGAAAGCTGCCCTGCATCACCCCCCACCCCGCTCCATAACCGGGCCCACAACAGCATGCGCGGGATGGCCTGGACCAGGGGCAGCAGGGCGGCATCCACCGCCGCCGCTGCGGCCTGGATGGTGGGATCGTCCTTGATGGACGGCGCCAGCACGGCGGCCAGCGGCGTGGGGCCCAGCGTTTTGGACGCGTTATTCATCTTCCTGCCCGCCGTAGCTGGCCTGGCGCGTGGTGACGCGGGCGATCTGCCAGGGCTCCAGCCGGGTGAAGGCCGGAGCGGCCATTTCCACGCGCTTGGCCCCGGCCTGTTTGATGCGGGTCAGCAGTTCATCTGGGTTGATGTCCCGGCCGGGTTTGGCATGCTGCCACTGCACGTACGCTTCCACGGCATTGGCCACGGCCGCGCCGATGGAGCCCGCCAGCGCGGCGTCCTGCTTGTCCAGGTACCAGCGCAGGGCGATGGCGTAGGGCGCCACTTCCGGCGCGCGCACCAGGACGGTGTCCGTCAGCGGGCGCACGTCCTCGGCACGCAGGGCCTGCCGGATGGCCTCCAGCACCTCCGGCGCGGGCAGTTCGCCGTGGCGCATGATGGGGCAGATGGCCACCGTGCCAGGCACCGGGGTGTAGATGCCGGCGTCGGCAATGTCCTTGTGCACCCGCAGGACGTGGTATTCGTACTGCCCGCGCGGCCCGGCGCAGGTGTAGGCCTCCCGCGCGCCGGGGATGCGCTGGCGGTAGTGCTCGTCATCCTCCACATCCGCGCCGGCCACGGTCACGGTGGTGTTCACGGCGGAGGCCACATAGGGCCGGACGTCCACCAGACTGCCCACCTGCCCCGGCACCAGGCCGTTGGCCACCGCGCCGGCGGTCATGGCCGTGGCCGCCACGTCCACATGATTGGCCCCAGGCGGGATCGCGGCATGGGCGTCCGTGGCAAAGACCACCTTGCGGTCGGCAGTGGACACGCGCGTGCCGGCCGGGATCTCCACCGGCCAGTCTACTGCGTTGGCCAGGGAAAAGCGGATGACCGTGGTGGCCGGCAGCACGTCCAGGCGGGGCGTGTCGGACTCCGCGCCCAGGTGGTCCAGGTGCGGGCCCTGGGCATAGGCCACCAGGTTTTGCTTGCCGGCAACGTCCACCTGCCCGGCCAGCACGGCAATAAGGTACGCCAGCCCTTCCAGGAAGAGCCGCTCCGGGTTCCCCGGATACAGGGTGCGGCCCGTGGCCTGCTCGAACCCGGTGAGGATGGCGTTGCGGCAGGTCTCCGCGTCGGTATCCACAAAGGTGATGGGCGGCAGGTTGGCAAAGGCGTTCATCCATCCCTCCTCATGACCTTCTGGCCCTCCTCATGACCTTCTGGCCACCGTGATGACCGGGTAGCCGATGCCCTGCGAGGCCTTCACTGGTTCGTCCCTGAAGGTGATGGAGACCACGCGCAGGCGGGGTTCATGGCGTTCAATGGCTTCGGCCAGCCCGGCGATGCGCCGGGCCGTGGCCAGGGGCAGGGGGCTGTCGATGTAGTCGCCCACGTCGGCAAAGGGGACGTCAAACCGCACGGAACAGGCAAAGGTCGAGACAATGAGCCGCACATTCTGCGCCAGCTCCGCATCGCCCGCGGCGCCGATGGCCAGCGGCTGCGGCGTGGTGTCTATGCTCAGTTCATTGCCCACGTGCATCCCCGCAACTTATGCATACTGCCTGAACTCCAGGGACACCTGGATGCTGATGGGCCGGCCTTTGGCATCGCTGCGGGTCCATTCTTCCGTGGCCTTCATCAGCACGTGCCGGCCCTGGTTTTTCCCGCCCAGGATCAGCTGCTCCACCTGCCCCGTCTCCACCAATTCGGTAATGTCCTGCATGACCGCCTCGGGCTGCACGCCCATGGACGCCGAAAGCAGCACGGTCATGGACACGCTGCGCAGCTCCGGCGCAAGAAACTCCAGCCGCGGCGCGGCCCCCAGCACCTTGTGCTCCTCGTAGGCCGCGGCCACGTCGCGCCGGACGCCTGCGGGGGTGCAGACTTTGCGGACAAGGCCTGCGTCCGCATGGACCTCGAAGACCAGGGATTTGCCAAAGGAGCCGACTTCCATACGCCGCGCCTACTCGTGCTCGCAGCCGGTCACGGGGGCGCCGTGGATTTCGCCCGAGGCCGTGATGGTGCCGGTCACATCCTGATTGCCCGTCTGCACCAGCCCGCCCTGGTGGGTCACGTCGCCTTCCCGGACCACATCGCCGCGATGGTCCAGCAGGCCGCGCAGGTACAGATCCGTGTGCAGCGTGGTCTGGCAGACCTCGCCGTCAAGGCCCTCCAGCACCACGCCCGGCGCGCGCAGCCAGATGCCGCCGCGGCCTTCCAGGATCAGCCGCGCCTCGCTGCGCACCAGCACATCCTCACGCCCGTGCAGGGTCGTCTGCCCTTCCACGGTGACCGTGGCGTCTTCCTTGATGGTGACGGTGGCGTCCTGCAAAATCGTGATGTCCGCCGCGCCCTTGATGTCTGCGAAATACCTGTGCTGCACCCGGTCGTAGGAAATCACGGTGCCGTCCTCGAACTGGTAGAACTGCACGGGCTGTTCCTGGCCGGGGGCCTGATCCTGCTGGGAATAGACCGCGCCCAGCACGCAGCCTTCCTCCATGCCCTGGCCGGCAAAGAGCACCGCCACCTGTTCGCCCAGGTCCGGCAGGCACTGGTCCTGATCCTTGAGCGTCCGGCGGTGCAGGGTCCGCACGGGAAAGGACACCATGCCGTCGCCGTCGTGGAGCTGCACCCGCGCGCTGCCCACGCTGTTGGACTCCGTAACCGTGCCATACCGCAGGGACGCGCCGCGGTTGGCCTCCACCCTGGCCAGCCGGCGTTCCAGATCCACAAGGCGTTGTATCAAATCCGTCATGCCGCCCGCCTCCCCCAGGCCGGATTGGCCAGGGTCCTGCCTAGGCCTAATAGGCCAGGGTTTTCCGCAATTCCGCGCTGGTGGTGTAGGCCCGCCCCAGCTTGTGTTCTGCCGATTCCACAAAGTACGTGCCGTCAAACTGGCCAAAGCCGGCCAGCTCCACGGTGATGGCGGCCACCAGACCGGGAAAGCCCATCCACTCCAACGTGGCGGTCTGCTCCCCCTCATTGGCCGCCCGCAGGGCCCCCTGCCCCAGGGCGATGGCCTGGGCGGAATTCTCCACCCGCTGGTTCAAGGTCAGGGTCTGCCCGCTGGGAGGCGGCCCGGTCACCTCCACTTCCGCCTGCACCGTCTCCCGTCTGGCCGGATCGTGGTAGGCGACTTCCGCCTTTTTGCCGGTGCCCTGGGAGCCTTTCTTGAACGACCAGGACGTGGGCGAGTGGACCGAACCCCGCTTGTGGATGACGTATTTCGTCCCCTTGGCGTCCCATTCCCTGGCCCCGTAGAGGATAAGTTCCTTGCCATGGACCTTGAGATTCACGCCGTACCTGCCGGCCAGGCCGTTCAGGAAGGCAATGTCCGAGGCTTCGCGCTGGTCCACCCGGTTGAAGGGGATTTCCGGCGCATCGTAGCGCAGGGTATATCCGTGCCGGTCGGCAATCTCCTGGGCAATGCGCTCCAGGGTGTACGTCTCCCAGCCTCTGGTGCGGGCTTCTTCGGACATGGCCGACGTCTTGGCCGCCGTGACTGCCTTGACCTTGACCACGTCCGGCGGGCCGGAGCATTCCGCCTCATCCACCGTAAAGGCGCCCATGGGCAGTTCCACGTGTTCACCGGGCGTGTACCAGTCCAGGCAGAGCAGGCTGGCCGTCACCTCGCTGCCCTTGGCGATGAACCATGGCCCCTGGAAGCGTTCGTCCCGGTCCATGAGGGTCAGGCTCACTTCATCGGCCTTGCCCTTGGCGTTGTCCTTGAAGGAGAATTCCTTGAGATAGGGCGCAATGCCGGAGGTCACGTCCCTGCCATTGACGGTCACCTGCAGGCGGGTGCGGCGGGCGGATTCGGTCATGACACCACCCCGATCGTCCAAAGCAGCCAGACAATCCCGGTCATCCCGGTCATCCCGGTCGTCCCGTGCATCCAGGGCGGCAGGTCAGGCCGGCGGGCCGGCACGGTCAGGGGTGGCACCGTGAGCGGCACATCCGGGCCGAACACCATCACGTCGCCATGGTCCGGATTGGCGGCAATGAGGGCCTGCATCAGGGTTTCCCGGCCCCAGAGGCGGTAGGCGATGACGTCCCAGGTGTCCCCTTGGCGGGTAAGGTACACATCAGCCATAGGTCACCCGTGCGGCGTCGGTCAGCAGGCCGGACAGCAGACGCTGGATGGCCCCTTTTTGCGCCTCCAGCGATTCCACCACGCGCGCGCCGAATTCACGATCCGGCACGCCCTCCATGGTCAGGCTGATCTGAAATGTCGGGGAGATAGTCACCGGCGCGCCGCCTATGCCTCCGCCTGGCCCTCCACCTGGGCCGGCCCCCAATCCTGAACTCCCGGAACCGGAGCCCATGACCGCCTCCAGGCCGCCGGATTGGGGCATTCCGGCCCCGCCGCCAGCGCCAGGGGCCTGCGCCATGAAGGCATCCGCCTCTTCTGCGGTCATGCCGCCGGGCGGCAAGACCGCAGAAGAGGCATCACGCGACACCGCCGCCGCAGGCGTTGCACCCGCTGCCGCCGGTCGCTGCACCGCCGTGGCCCCAGCTGTCTGGCCGCCATGGGGTGAGGCCTGGCCGGCATCCGGGGCGTTCTGGCTGGCATCCGGAGACGTCTGGCCGGAAAGTTGCGTGTCGGCTGCGGCGGCGCTTTCGCCGGCCTCGCCACCGCCGAACCACGACATGATCTTTTTGACCTTGTCCCAGACCGTGGTCACAAAGCTGGTGACCGGCTTGGCCGCCGCCAGAAAGCCATCCCACAGGGAGTCCAGCACGGTGCGCACCGGCTCGCAGGTCTGGTACAGGGTATAGAGCGCGCCGCCCAGGAACACGACGCCCTTGATCACCCAGCCCACGGGGTTATTGCTCATGGCCGCGTTGAGCACCCACTGCGCCGCGGCCACGGCCCGCACGCCCACGGCCAGGCCAAAGGACGCCGTGCGCTGGGCGAGCATGCTGTAGGTGGACAGGTCGCACACCGCCCGCCCTGCCGCCCACACGCCTTTGGCCATGGTCCAGGCGCTGGAGGCCGCGGACAGGGCAAAGCCCCCCGCCAGGGTGGCCACCTTGAAGGCCGCCATGGCCGTGGCCGCCATCATGGTCACCCGCACCACTTCCGGATGCGCGGCGGCAAAATTCGCCACGGCCACCGCGCCGGCGCCGAACACGTCCAGCAGGTCATTGACCACGGGCAGCAGCGTCGTGCCCACGGTGACGCCGATTTCCGCCACCTTGTTCAGGGAGCGGATCACGTTGTTGGAGGTGGTCTTGGAGCGGTTTTCAAACTCCGCCTGCATGGCCCCGGCGTAGGCCGCGCCATCGCCCGCGGTGATCAGGTTTTTTTTGACCAGCTCCAGATTGTCCAGCAGGGGCGCGATGGAGCCCAGGCTTTCCTTGCCGAAGATTTCCTGCATGATGGACAGCTGCTGCGCCTTGGGCAGCTTTTTCACCGCCTCCAGCACGCTAAGGATGGCCGCCGGGCCATCCGTCTGCATCTGTTTGGCCAGCTGCACGGTATCAATGCCCAGCTGGGCATACGCGCTGCGCTGGGCCTTGGTGGCCGCGGTCCCGGCGGTCATGGCCAGGATCATGTTCTTGATGCCCGTTGCCGCCACTTCGGGAGAGACCTTCATGGCGTCCAGGGTGGCCGCCAGGGCGGTCATGGGCTTGGCCGCCACACCGCCCACGCTGCCCAGCGGGCCGATGCGCCGGACGATGTCCGCAATGCCCTTTTCCGAGGCGCTGGTGGTGTTGGCAAACTGGTTCATCAGGTCCAGCACGCCGCGCACTTCCGGCATGGACAGCTTGAGCGCCGTGCGATAGCCGCCGATGGCGTCCGCGGCCTCGTCGGTGGACATGCCAAAGGCCACGGCCATGTGGGCGCTCAAGGTGGTGAACTCTTCCAGGTCTGCCGTGGCCTTGAATCCCTGCTGTCCACCGGCGGCAAACAATCTGGCCAGCTCTTCATGGGTCAGGGGCAGGGTGCGCCCCAGGCGCTTCACCGCGGCTTCCATGGCGTAATATTCCGGCGTGAGGTTGCCGGCCTTGTCCCGCATGCCCTCGATGGTTTTTGCGGCATCGGCCATGGCGCTTTCAAAGTCCATGGCCATTTTGATCGGCGTGGCCACGGCTGCCACCGAGGCCACCGTGCCCATCATGTCGCCCTTGAGCTCGTTGCGTTTGGCGGCATTGCGCTGGTACGTCTCCTGCCGCTGCAGGGCCGCCTCGGTGCGCTGCATCTGGGCTGTGGCCCTGGCGTGCACTGAGGCGGCCTGCTGGACGCTGACGTTGTACCTGGCGGCGGAGCGCTGGGCAGAGGCATAGGCCTTTTCCGCGGCAGTCAGCTGCCGGGCCACATCCTTGCCGGCTGCGGCCTCCGCCCGGAGGGCATCCACCGAGGCCTTGGCCGACGTCAGCTTGCCGGCCGCGCCGGACACGGCCCGGAGCTGGCTCATCTCGCGCTTCAGATTGCCGGCCCGGCCGGCCACCGTGTCGAAGACGGATGCAACGCTGGACTGCAGCCGCGCGCCCACTTCAAACGTAAAGCCGATGGTCCTGCCCATGCTCACCCTTCACCAGATAGGAGTTTTTCCGCGGCCACCAATTCTTCAATCCACCCCAGGGCTTCTTCGTAGGAGAAGCCCAGCGCGTCACGCAGGGACATCCGCCCCAGCCGGCTGAGCACGGCCGCGGTCATCCGCAGTTCCTTTGCCGGGCGCGCCTTTGCCACGAAACAGCAGGTACTGCGTCTGCAACCGCTCGTAGTCCGCCATGTCCATGCGCAGGAGTTCCTCCACCGGCAGGCCGCACAGGTGGGCGAAATAGCCGGCCTCTTCGTGCAGCCCCTCCCTGGGGTCTCGCGAGGCTGGCGCATGGTCGAGCTCGTCCTGCAGCGTCGGGCGGCGCATGGTGACGGTTTTCAGCAGCCGGTCGGCCAGCTGCACCGGGTACTCAAGGGGCACGACTGCGTGGGTGTCTTTGGCCATGGGGTTATGCTCCAAGGTAGCTGTTGATTTCCGCAAGCATGTCTTCGCCGTCGATGCGGCAGATGCCGTTGAGCTTGTCGATGGACAGGCGTTCTTCGCCGTCAATCCAGAGCTCCATGCTCACAATTTCCACTTCCGTATCGTTGTCCATTTTCTTGCCCGGCGCGGTCTTGCCCAGGCCGGCCTTCTTGGGCAGCACATTGGCCGTGAGCTTGACCGGCCTGGGCACCAGGCTGTTCAGGCCGGCGTCATAGGCCTGGATGGCCGCGTACACCTGGAGCTGATGCCCGGTGGTTTTCAGCAGCACCACGGCCTGGGCGTTCACCGTGTTCCAGGCAATGCTCAGGGTCAGGTTGCCAAAGTGCCCGATGACCGGCGTTTCCAGCTCCCCCAGGATGCCCAGGCCGGACATGGATTCCTTCATGTATTCGAACTCGGGCAGGGTCACTTCGCCCACGCCCAGCAGCTCGTCGCCAGCCCGGTAGATTTTGGCGTTGATGAGCTTGTCCGGGATGGGATTGGCGCTGGGAAGTTTGTCGGTGCCGGCCATGGCTAGTTCCCTCCGCTGAACAGGTTATTCAGCGCGTTGTGGTCGTAGTGCAGGATGTGCACGATTTCCTGGGCCGGGGACGGCGGGGTGAGGGCCACGCGGTACCGCACCGTGCCGTTCATGATGTCCGTGGTCGGGTTGTCCCCCGGCAGAAAGCTCACCTTGCCACCAATGAGCCGCTCCCGCCGGACCAGGCCGTTCAGCCACAGATTGACGCTATCCACGATGGATTCGATGTGCCGCACGCGGACAATGGGTTCGTCGACCTTTTGCCAGGTGGACAGCACCAGGGTGTTGCCCACCCAGGAGAACATGCGCCGCACGGGGATGAAGACGTCCTTCACATCCGTGACGCCGGGATAGGCCGCCGTGTAATTGCCCCAGACCTTGAGGCCGCCCACAAAGTTGATGGCCGTCACACAACCGCGGAAGTTCAGCCAGCCCGCCTGCTGGGAGTCCAGGTCCAGCAGCTCGCCATTGTGCAGGATGCCGTTGGCCAGCAACCGGGAGTTGGAAGGCGACCAGAACGGGATGCCTTCGTTGTCCGCATCCCGCCGGCCAATGGCCCCGGCCAGGTGCGAGCTGCCCCACATCAGCCGCTCCCCGATGACCGGGCGGCCAAAGAAGGGGATGAGGTGCTTGTCCGTGAGGTTATTGTCCTGGATCCATTCCGGGGCCTCGGTGTAATTCCGCACCTCGGACGGGACGTCGATGCAGGCGGTGCAGGAAAAGTGGCCGTTGATGTCTGCGCATTTGGTGCCCATGACCAGGGCCACCGCGGGGTCTGCCGAAAACCCCGGCGCCACCACCTGCCCCGGCACGCTGATGAACCGGGGGAACACCGAGGCCACCAGCTCCAGCCCCTTGCGGCGCATGGTCGTGCCATCAATGCCGCCGATGATGTCCGCGCTGGTCACCTTGGCGACGTCCGGTTTGGTCAGGGTGCCGTCCCCGCCCTGCACCGGGCTGGTGTGCACCGCCGGGTCAAAGACGTTGATGAAGACCACGGGCGCGACGCTGTACAGGCCCATGTACACGTCGGCAAATTCGGCCAGGGTGTACCTGCCGGCGTCTTCGCCTTCCGGCACGCTGCCGAACTGCGCCGTGAATTCTTCGGGGGTGAAGAGCAGCCTGGGTTCATGGACGGGAGGGACCACCCCGGCCGGCAGGGTGTGCACAGGCGCCGTGCCCACCACCACGGGCAACGCGGAATCCACGTTGACCATGGTCAGAATATGGGTGGCCTCCTCCTGGATGAATACGCCGTGTCTGCCGCTCATGTGGCGCTCCTCTCCGTGCCGCGCAGCGCCGGACCAATCGTGGCTACCTGGGACAGCGGCACAAACAGCGCGGCCAGCGCGGCATCCGCCGCCAGGGCCCGTTGCAGCACCGCCGGCAGGCTGGTGAACACATTGCCCCGCTCCAGGGGAAAGGGGTCCCGGCAGCGCGGGCCGATGTACATGAGCGGCATACGGGGTTCCTGGCCTGCAGGCGCGGCGGCCTGGGGCGTTTCGGGGTCTTTCTTCGCCATGGGAGTCTCCTATTCCCAGCCGGGGAGGCTCCACCGGCTGATGATGGCCACCTGTGCAAAGGGGCGCGGCTGCCCCAGCGGGTCCTGCCGCTGCCAGCGCATGTAGCGGCCCTTCTCGTCACGCACGCACGTAAATCGCGAGGCCACCGGCACATCCAACGCCTCGCGCAGAAATCTGGTGAGGCGGCTGCGCAGCAGGGCCAGTTCCGCTTCCGCGCCTTGGGCGTCGCCGTCTTCATTGTTGTAGACACCGGCCAGGAAGGCCACGTCCTCAAACACTTCGCCGCCTTCGCCCCATCCGGCGATGGGGGTGAGAATCACCGCCGGGAACACGCTGTCCTGCCCCGACCGCGGCGGCAGATCGCCGATGAACACCTGCACGGTGCCCGGTACGGCTGTTCCTGGCGCTGGGGGCATTTCGTGCCCCTGCGGATGCCCTCCCGGATGTGCCTCCTGTTGGCGCCCTCCCGGATGCGCCAGTTGGCGCTCCCGATTATGCCCCCGTTGATGCTGCGTCAGGGACAGATCGGCCAGGGCCTCCACCAGGGCCGCCTGCAGCGCCGGCAGCAGGTCGGCAATCATGACGCGCCCCCGTGTTTGGCCAGCACTGTTTCCACAATGCGGGGCAGGATCCGGGCCATGTTGTCCTCAGCCCCGACCCGCAGCAGCCGCTCCACCTCTGGCGTGGTGGCGTGGTACTGCACGGCCGGGCCATAGGCCTCCCGCGGCGTGTTTTTGCTCCCGCGGTAGTACACGCCCAGGTGGCTGCCCATGCGGGCGATGAACGGCAGGCCCCGCATGTACTGCAGGCCCAGCATCTCCTCGCGCTCACGGCGCTCCCCAGTGCGCAGGGCAAAGCTGAAGCCCGGCCACTGCTTCGGGCGCGCCCCCTTGCGGGCGGTCAGCTCCTGGGGCTGCACGTCGTAGTAAATGAGGGGCACGGTCCGGCTCGCCACCGTGAGCCGCCCCGTTACGTTCTGGCCAGAGGCCCCCACCTGCGAAAGCCGGATGCTCTTTGCAATGACCCGCCGCGGCAATGGCACGTCGGACACCAGGTGTGCGGCCAGCTCCGTCCGGCTGCAGTCCAGCACCTCACCCACCGCCGGGTACAGCGCCCGCTGTACGGCGTAGGGCACGCCGGCCAGGCGCTGCAGCTGGCGCGCGATCAGGGCCTCGTCAAAGGTGATGTCGATCATGCCGTGCGCCCCTCCAGATCAAGGCGGAGGAGGCCCTCCTGCGGGGTCGCCCTGACCACCGTGTACCGTTCGCCATCGACCGTCAGCGCTTCGCCGGAAAGGGGGCACGGGAAGGCCTCGTCCAGCAGATACAGCACCGCCAGGTGGGAGACGACACCCCAGCCCGAGGGGTCTGTGACGGAATTCGTCCCCTGCGGCTGGAGGGTGTCGTCCCACAGCGTCAGCATGGGCAGGCCGTTCACCAGCCGCTCTTCCGCGAACTCCGCCGGGTTCATGAAGACGTCTCGTGCTTCCCGCCGCAGGATTTCCTTGAACTGACGCATCCGGCGCTCCTTGGGGCTCAGGCGGCGTCGCCAGGTCCATCGGGCGTTGCAGGGACCACGCCGGCAGGCGTTGCGGGAGCCAAGCCGGGCTTGGCGCGCAGGGCGTCCACGCGGGCTTCGAATTCGGCCAGCGTGGGCACGGCTTCGCCGCCGTGCGCGCCGCACAGGCGCTGCACGATGTCCGTGGCCGCCAGCCCAAGCCGGATGCCGGATTCCACAATGGCGATGATTTCAGTCGGGGTCATGGGAGCCTCCTCCGTGGGCGTCGTGGGCGTCGTGGGCGTCGTGGGCGTCGTGGGCGCGCGCCAGGAGGGCCCCGGCGTCGGTCAGCAGCAGGACGGCGCGCGTGCGCAGGCCGTCCCAGTCCTCGGGTTCCACCTGCGTACGCGCCCACAGGGCCGTGGCGTCACCCAGGGCGACCAGGGCGGCCTTGGCCAGATCCAGCGCCGGCGCGGCCTGGGCTTCCAGATACGCGCGCTGCTCCGGCAGGGAGGCGTGCAGGTGGAGATATTCCGCATGCAAGGCCTCGTAGGCGGTGATGCTTTCGCTGGTGATGACCAGCGCCTGTTCATGCGGCTGCAGCCCCTTGAGGGCGCAGGCCGGCAGGGTCAGGCTGGTGGCCAGCAGCAATCCAAGGAGGGACAATGCGGCCGTGTCCTTCCCCGGCGTGGTGATTTGCTTGGTGGCCGCGATCCGTCCCCAGACGGCCACGGCGAACCCGGCCAGTTCCGTCAGCGCATAGGCCAGCCTGGACTGCTCTTCCGCGCCAAAGTCGATGCCAAAAAACGACAGGCCCGAGGCCACCATCATCAGTGCCGCGCCCCAGAAGGTGCGGCTGGTCAGCAGGGATTTGGTGCCATCCATCCTAGTGTCCTCCGGTGGCGTCGCCCCGCTGGGACAGCCACCCGCTGGTGAATTTGCGCTTGCCCGGCGCCGTCAGGCCAAGGGCCACGTAATGGGCGCACTGCAGGCCATTGACGCCGTATTGAATTGCGCGCGCCCGGCCATCGCCCACGGCCTGGCGCAGGCGGTGCAGGGTCTTGGGCCCGAAGGCGCCGTCAACCGTCAGGTCATCGCCGAATTTGTATTGATAGTTGATGGTGTTGAGCGTCTTTTGCAGCTGCTCGACCATGCGGCCTGCGCCCAGATTGACGCCCTGTTCAAACAGCTCACAGGCCAGGGCCTGATCCAGTTCGCTCAGGCAGAACCGATCCCAGAACCGGGTGCGATAAAACCCCTGCACGGCCACGGCCAGCGCCGGATTGCCCTGCAGGGTTCCCGGGAACCCTGCGGCCCGCTTCGCGGCGTCCACCAGCGGCCAGCCGGACCAGTTCGGCCAGAAGGCACGGGCGATGCCGCACACGGTTTCCCCGCCGGAGTCGTCAGGGTCATTGCCGTAGAGCCCTTCCACCAGGCCCATTTTGAGATATGCCGTCTGAAAATCCGCCACTGTTCGCTCCTTTTGCTCCTGCGGCCGCGCTATTCCGTGGGCCGCATGTTCAGGATTTCCGTCTTTTCCTTGGCGGGCAAATCCAGGTGCATGACCGTGGCCCGCAGCATCCGGAACTGGATGTCGTTGCTGATCTTGAGACTCTCGATGGCTTCGGCCAGACGCAGAAAGGCAATGTCTGTGACCTTGCGACGCTCCTCGCATTCATGGGGCGTCACACTGCGGGAACGCACCACGATGCCCACCACGCAGGACAGCAGGGAGGCCAGCAGCAGGGATTCAAGGGCCGTGAAGGTCATGCGCGTTTCCCCGGCCTGCCCGGCCTGCCTTGCCTATCCGGCTTGTCTTGCCTGCCTTGCTTGCCCGGCCTGTCCGCTTCATCAATGCCGGCAATCCGCTCCACCAGCCCTGCGGCGGCCAATCTGCCTGCCGTGTCCTTGTCCATGGCCACAGTCTGCCCAGGGAGCCGCACCACCGTGCCCGTCTCCAGCCGGCAGCGCAGCGTCACCTTGACCATCTCCGTGCCCGTGGCCATTTCCGTGTCCGTGCCCATGCCCGTGTCCATGCCCATTTCCATGGCCGCGCCTACAGCACCTTGGCCACGACAACCCAGCCGGGTTGCTTGGACCAGGGCAGCGGGCGGGATTCGGCGATGCTGAACGTGCCGGAGGGGTCCTCCTGCTTGAAGGCCTTGGAGAAAATGGCCACGGGCCCGGCGCAGTCATTGTCCACGGGCATGCCGTATTCGATGACGCTGGTGGCATCCCGCGCCACCAGCACAGCGGTGTCCGGCGCAATGCAGTGCCGGGTTTCGCCGTTGAGGTCGGTGTACGTGTCGATGACAACCCAGACCCGCAGGCCGTTCCAGACGCCCTTGAGCTTGCTGCCCACGCGGGGGGAGAGTTGGCCGATGTCGATGCCTTTGTTGTCCAGGTCGTCCTTCACATCGGCATGCTTGCGGAACACGGCCCAGGCGTCCTTGCCCAGCAGCAGGTCCGTGGCCCCGTAGCCGGTTTCCTCCAGGATCATGAGGTTCCAGGCATCCATCTGCCCCGGCAGGTCCGAGGCGGACGCCGACCAGAGCGCGTCACCGGTCAGCACGACGGTGTGGTGCGCAGGCCGCTTGAAATCCACGGTGAAGGTCGGCACGGCCTGGGCGCCTTCGATCACGTCAAAGAGCTCGATCTTGCCCTGCACCAGGGCCTGGCAGCACATGATCTCGGTGGAAAGGTCGATTTCCTCGCGGTGCAGGTCCATATCTTCGGCGATGGCCCGTTCCACGGCGTTGTAGGTCGGGTCATAGGGATTGACGCCGGCCGGCATCCTGAAGCGGTCGGCAGCCATGAAGGCCCGCTTGGGCCGGAACCGGGGCGCTTTGACCGCGCCGGCGGCGATGCCGTCGCTGCGGCGCATGGTGCCCGGCGCGTGGTTGGTGATGGCCGGCAGGATGGACACGTTGCGGGTTTTCACATGCAGCTCGAACAGCTCCACCGGGCTGGGAGGCTGCCGGACAAAAAAGCTGCCGAACAAATCAAGCTTCACAGGGCGCTTGTTAATGACGCCGGTCAGCAACCTGGGGTCGAAATAATCAATGGTAAAGGACATGGGTTCAGGCCTCGCTTGCGTAGAGACCCTTGCCGCGCAGGGCGGCCAGGGCAATGTGTTGTTCTGCAGCGGAGACGCCGTCACCCCACGTCAGTTCGGAGGCGATGACTTCGGCATGGACGTACACCAGGGCGTACACATCGCCGGCTGCGGGGATGGTGGTGTCCGCCACCAGCACGCCTTCGGCGTCGGCTCCGGCCACGAATTCGCCTCGCTGCCCGTCCTTCATGCCCAGCACCGTGCCCGCGATGAGCACCTGCTCCGCGCCGGTGGAATGCAGCAGCATGCGTTGCAGCACGGGAGGGTGCCCTTTGAGGAATGGAATGCGTTGATAGCTCGCGATGTCTTTCATGCTCGTTGCTCCCTCACCTGCTCCCTTACAGGGCGCTGATGCGGTCGATGGCGGCCTGCATGGGGTTGCCCCCATTGACCGTAGCCGAGGTGTTCACCGGGCCGGGGGTGGCGGTGCGGATGGCGGCCAGGATTTCCGCCTGGGCCGGGGTTTGGGCCGGGGCCGGGGCCTGGGTCTGGGCCGGGGCCTGGGCCAGGGTTTGAGCCGGGGCCTGGGGCGGAGTCTGGGCAGTAGGTGCAGGGGTGGGAGCAGCCGCGCCGGCAGCGGGTTGCGTCGCCAGACTTGCCACTGCAGGGCTTGCCGCCGCAGGGCTAGCCGCAGCCAGCATGGGCGTCAGCACTGCCAGCTGCGCAGGGGTGATGCCGGCGTGCAGGAGCGTGGCCACCTGCGTCGCCACAGCATCGCCGGCCACCACCCTGACCAACGCCACCTGCATCTCTGCAGCCTCCTGCAGGCGCGTCTGGGCCGCCGTGTCCGCGGCCTGCCGGGCCTCTGCCTGAATTTCCGCCACAAGCTCGGGATGCGCTGCGGCGAGTTGGGTCTTGTCCATCGTGATCTCCTGCTTGATGTGGGCGATGAGAGCCTCACGGTCCGTCACGATGCCCGTGATCAACCCGATGGCCCTGGCATCGTCAGCCAAAAACACCCGGCCATCTCCCCAGGTGGCCGGCGCCGCCGCGTCCACGCCCATGTGGGTGACGACATCGGCACGAAAAATGTCATGGAGTGTGGCAACCATCTGCTGCAGATAGGCCTGGTCCGCACCGGACAGGGGGGCGTCGGTATTGCCGCTGGCCTTCATGGCGCCGCCGCTGATGTAGGTGTAGCGCAGCCCTGCCGCGGCATTGGCTGCCGACCTGTCGCAATGCACATGCAGCACGCCAATGCTGCCAACGGAGGCGGTGCGGGGAGCGAACAGCTTGCGCGTGGCCGCTGCAAGCCAATAGGCGGCGGAGGCGCACAGCCCATCGGCATAGGCGTACACCGGCTTGCGGTCCTGGGCGGCGATGAAATCGGCCAGCTCTTTCACGCCGGCCGCAACCCCGCCGGGGCTGTTGAAGGACAGCAGCACCGCCAGCACCTGCGGATCATCCATGGCCGCGGTGACGGCGGCGCGAATCTGGTCCTGCCCGGACCAGGAGAAGCGCGAACCAAACAGGGAGAAGCCGCCAGCCTTGCGCTGGATGACGCCCTCAATGGCAACCACCGCCACGCCATCAATGACCGTGTACGACTGCGCAGCTCCCTCCTCACCAGAAGGCGCCAGCGCCGCCCCAGGCTGGTGTACGCCAGCGATTGCTTTTATCACAACCTGCACGTGCTTTTATCACCTCCTGTTGCGGGATGGATTATGCACGGCATGGTGTTTGCTCAGTTTCCCATCCCCTCTTCCGCCTGTCTGATCCGGTCTGCCGCCAGGGCTGCGTACTCTGGTGACAGCTCCACGCCCACGAACTGCCTGCCGGTCTCGATGCAGGCCAGGGCCGTGGTGCCGCCGCCCAGGAACGGGTCCAGGACGGTGCCGCCCTCGGGCGTTACAGCTAGCAGATCCTTGATGAGCGGGATGGGTTTGCTGGTCAGG